CAAAAAGTAATTTGAGGATTACCAGTAAGGTAAACATCTTGTGCGCCATAAGCTACGAGTTGCATTAATCCACCTCCCATTTTATATTATTGCTAAAGAAAAAAATTTTTTGAAATTAAATTTAATTAAATTTAATTAAATTTAATTAATTATTTAATTATTTAATTATTTATTTTTACACATACATATATTATTTGTAAAAATAATGAATATGACCATCTTATCATCTAAGAAATAACAGACTTCATATCAAAACTTGCCTTCATAAATTGATCCAAATAATTATCTTCAAACACTTCTTTTTTTCCTTCGTGATTTTTCGAAAATACATATGAATTATTTTTCTTTTTAATAGACCATCCTTCCTCAATAGCATTAAAAAGAAATAACATTTTTTGAAATTTAATATTATCTATTTTAATATTATTATTTTCTAAATAATTATCCATTTTAATTTTAATGTCCATTTTATAAAAAATAAGAAAAGTATTATTATCTTTAAACTTGTTTAAAATATATTTTGTCTTTATTATCAATTAAATAAATACTATGTTTCTTATTAAAGAGAATAATGCCGAGTTTTAAGCCTAAAACCAATAAAAAAATAAAGTTTAACAAACAAAAATCAATTACTTTAGATGGTAAACACAAAGAGTTTTTAAATGAGTTTTCTAAAAATGAAAATGATAAAATTCCAGATTTAAAAGCTGAAAAAAAAGAACTAGAATTAAAGTTGACAAATCCGCTCCTAACAATCGAACAAAAATTAGATATGACTGATCGTATTAAAGAAATTACAAGTACTATAAAAGAATTAAAAAGCAAAAAGAAAGAATATTTTTTAGATAACTCTAAATTTATTTTTGATTATTTTGAAAATAAAAAGAATATATCATCTGGTGCTTCTTCTGATGTTTCAAATAAAAATAAATTATTAAATACTTTTTTTAAAATTAAACAAGATGATACTTTAAATACAATAAATCAAACTAAAAATAATAATATTGTACAAAAATATTTATGTAATATTGATGATGTTTTTTTAGATGTAAACTCATTTGTTTGTCAAACAGATATTTGTCAATATTGCTATAAAGGTGAATTAATCCCTCTCGAAGACGAAGGCATTTTAATTTGTAATAATTGCTCCAGAAATATTCCATACCTAATTGAAAATGAAAAACCATCTTATAAAGAACCACCTAAAGAAGTCTGCTTTTATGCTTATAAAAGAATTAATCATTTTAAAGAAATATTAGCTCAGTTTCAAGGCAAAGAAACTACTCAAATACCTCCTGAAGTCATTGAAAATATTAAATTACAAATCAAAAAAGAGAGAATTGAATTAGAGCAAATAACAAATCTTAAAACAAAAGAAATTCTAAAAAAATTAGGGTTTAATAAATATTATGAGCATATACCATTTATTAAAGATAAATTGGGAATTAAACCTCCAGTTATGTCACCTGAATTAGAAGAAATACTTTGTAATCTTTTCATTGAATTACAATCGCCTTATTCTAAATATTGCCCTGATGACAGAGTAAATTTTTTAAACTACTATTATACAGCATACAAGCTTTGCGAGTTGTTAGGTGAAACTCAATATCTATCTGACTTTCCAATGTTGAAAGATAGAGAGAAAAGAGTCGAACAAGATCAAATTTGGCGCAAGATATGCGAAGAATTAGACTGGGAATTTATTTCTACTATTTAATTTTTCAAATTTAATATAATTTAATATAATTTAATATAAAATATTATATTATATTATAAAATGAATTATATTACATTTTTTTCTATGTTATCATATTTTGCTTATGGGATTCATTATGAACTTGTACCAAATGATGTTTTTGATATAGATAATGAAGATGATGAAGACAAAGACTTTGAAGATGATGAAGACAAAGACTTTGAAGACGAACATTTTGAATTTAGCAATTTTGAAGTTGAAGGAGACGAAGTTAACGTCGAAACCAATAGTGAAAATTATGAAATTAATTATGAAATTGAAAGTAAGGAAACTAACCCTATTATTTCAAAATTAAAATATGAATCAACAAATTCATCCGGATTTGAAACAGAAACTAAATCAAGAGTTTTAATTCACGGGATTCAAGAATGGTTTGATGAAAATTCTGATGAAATTATGCAAGACAGTGAAAAAGTTGGCACATTATATTTTGTTGGAGAAAACCAATATAAAAATATCACTTATTCAGGCCCAGATAATTATGGTGTGTATGATTTTACTATTAGTGAGAAACCTAATGGTTTTTTAACTATGATTTCACATTTAACTAGCAATTTCACAGAATATTATGAACCAAATAACATGAAGTTTGATATTATTATTCAGGATTGGATTTATCAAAATAATGAAAATCAATTAGCTTTATTAATGGAATACAGAACGGAAAATGAAACTGAATATGAAACTGAATCATCAGATGAAGGAGGCTATGTTTCTCAAAAAACTTCAGAACCTTCTCTTGGATATTCTGCTTTAATATGGAATAACATAATTGTTTATAACAATAATAGTATTGGATTTGTATCAACACGAATGTTAAACGCAACAGAATTAAACTCACTAATAGAAACTGATGATGAATATGAAGGAGAACAAACATCAGGAATGTGGTTTTGTTTTAGTTCAAAAGGAACCAATAGTATTTATTGGGACCCTAGTATTGGTGTATACACTACTCCATTAAGTTCCTCTTCTTCTTCATCTTCATCTTCAAATAATTATTTAAGTATTAATACTATTGGTGGTATTGTAGCTACGTCAATTGCTGGATGTATAGTGATTGGTACAATATATTACATTGTAAATAAATATAAATCTTATAAAAAACCATTAAATGATGCTGAAATACACCAACTAACTAAACTTTAATTTTTCTTTTTTGTTTTATACAATATATAAAATAATGTATAAAAGTATTTAAAACTGCGGTCCTTCGCTATTTTTATATACATCATCTGATTTTAAGTTACCTCCTTTTCTTTTTTTATACCTTCTAGATTTTCTACTTTTTTTTTGTTTTGAACCACCTAAATCAGATAAGCTTAATCGTTCCATTTCTGGTTCATCAAAATTATTATTATTATTATTATTATTATTATTATTATTATTATTAACATTATCGCCTCTAATAAATTCATCTTGAATATTTTGTCGCCTTATATTATCTAATTCATTCAAATCTATATTATTAATATCTTCTTCGTCTTCTAATCTTTGTCTTTCGTCTTCTAATCTTTGTTGTTCAATTTGTTGTCTTTCTTCTTCTTCAGGAGATTGTAATAATTCCAGATTACTTTCTGGTGGAATAGCACTTCCACCCTTGTATGGAAATAATTTTAATAAATTTGTATTGTAAATTGAAAAATTAGGTTCATTACAATTAGCACCTATATTATTACCACCAATTCTATTACCTCCTCTTATTTTTTTGCTTTTTTTTGTTTTTTTACTTTTTCTATGTCTTCCCTTTGAACCACCTAAATCAGCAACAGTTAATTTTCTTGATTTTGCTTCTTTACTATTAACACGTGCGTTATCTAATAAATCTTGCTTTTGTTGCCTCTTAGCATCTTCTGGACTCATAGGTGTTGATGGAAAACTTGTAATCGTGTTAATTCTTTGTCTCTCTAAATCAGCATTAATTCTCCTTATTTCATTGTCATTTCTTTCTCTTTCTTCAGCAATTCTATCAGCTTCTTCTAATCTTCTTAGTTCAACTGGATCTGTTATTGGAGTTGTTTTAAATCCTTTTACTCCTCCTCTTGTTCTTCTTCCATATTTTTTAGTACTTCTTTTTGTTTTTTTATACCTCTTTGTTTTTTTAGATTTCCTATTTCGTGAAGTTATTGGCATTATAAAATAATAATATATTATTATTTATTAGTACTTGAAGAATCATAATGATTTATTTAATTATTATGATTTTATGATTTAAAACCCACCAGGGAATCTGACAAGGTTGGCACCAATACCAAACCCAGCTCCAGATCTAGCGGTAGCACCCATAGATGGAATGTATGTATCCAAAATGCTAAAGGTAGCAGCGGCAGTTAAGGCAATCAAAATGATTTCCTCAATATTCAAAGAACGTTTAGGAATAGCGTAAGCAGCAATTGCCACCATCAAACCTTCAACAAGATATTTAATGACTCTTTTAACAAGTTCGCCAACATTAATTAATCCTTCCATTATAATAAATAAAAAGAAAAAAATATATATATTTGCGATAAAAAACTTAAATAATTTGCTTTAATTAATTTAAATGAGTCATTCTAAAGAAAAGATTTCTAAAAAAGCCGGGTTTGAAAGAAAAATGAATAATGGAAAACAAAATCCTAAATATGTAGATTTGCTAGAGGAAGATAAGCCAATTGCCGGACAAAAATTTGCGTGTGTATCTTTTGTTTCTCCTGAAAATATTTTAAAACAAAAGGAAATTTTCTTTTTTGAGGAATTCCTAAAGAAGTGGGATTTAAATAAATCTATGGAAAAATTTGTACAATTCTTAAATTTTGTTTCATTTAAGTACAATATGTCTTTTGATGATTTAACAACTGATTTTAAAGAATTTGTTAAAGAAGAAAAAGAGTCATTAACTAAAACAAGTATGAGAGATGAATTCAAAACTTATCTTGATAATAATGAGGAAGAGCTTGAGAAATCATTTGGAATTAATAATCAATTTCAAACTTCTACAAGAGGATTAAAGGTCAGAGGCGTTTATCCAACTTTGGAGGAGGCCGAGTTGAGATGTAAAATGTTAAGAGAAATTGATCCCAATCACGATGTCTACGTTGGCCCTGTTGGATTATGGATGCCTTGGGAGCCTGAGGCCTATAAGACTGGACGTGTTGAGTATATGGAAGAGGAGCTAAACCAGTTGATGCACGAAAAGACCAAGAATGAGTCTAATGCTAAGTCTGCTTTTGATCAACGAGTTAAAGAAACAAAACAAAAGGCAATCGAAGAAAACATTAAGAATGCTGAAAAGTCTGGAAATACTTTAACTCAATCCATTGATAGTGAAGGTAACTTAATTGGTGTCACTAATGCCACGTCTCAAGATTTTGGTTCAAAGGATAATGAAACAATTTCTGCTGCTGATATTCGTTCTGAACTCTTTGAAGGAGAGAATATTGTAACTGGAAATACTGATCACGGACAAAGTGAGCTTATTAGCGGACCTTTTGTTGTTAAAAAGGAATAAATAGTAGTATAAATTAAATAATACTATAAAATAATAATATAAATAATAAACATTTATTATTTATATGTCTAAAAATATTGACAAAATAATTTATATAAACTTAAATAAAAGAACTGATAGACGTACCCATATTGAAAATGAATTAAATAATTATAATTTGCCATTTGAAAGATTTGAAGCAATTGAAACTACAGGCACTATACAAAAATATTATGGTAATTTTAATACTGGAATTATAGGTTGTGGAATGTCACATCTTAATGTTTTAAAAATCGCAAAAGATAGAGGATATGAAAATATTTTAATATTTGAGGATGATTTTGAATTTTTAATATCAAAAGAAGAGTTTGAAGAACAATTAGAGTTATTTTTCAATTCTAATATTGATTATAATGTATGTATGTTATCATATAGCAATCAAAAAATAGAAGAAAATTTTAATTCAGAATTATTATTTAAAATTACATTTTCTCAAACAGCATCTGGATATATTGTTCATAAAAATTATTATGATACTTTAATTAATTTATATGAGTGGGCATTACCATTATTAGAATCAACAGGACAAACATGGATTTATTCTAATGATATTGTTTGGAAAGAATTACAATCGAAAGATAATTGGTTTGGATTTAAAAAAAAAATTGGCAAACAAATGGATGGATTTAGTGATACCGCTAATTGTTTACAATCGCGTGACTGTTAGAATTTATATTATTTCGTTAGATATTATTATTAATTATAAATATTAATTAATATAAATGTTTATTACACAATTTTTAAATAGTAGAGGATTTTATATTTTTGAGGGATATAGTCAAGAAGTTAAGCAACAAGTTCAAGATTTAATAAATTTAACAAATAAACCAAATATTAATGTCATGGAAATCGGATTTAATGCCGGTCATTCTGCTGAAGTTTTTTTAAATAATAATAAAAATTTAAATTTAATATCATTTGATTTAGGCGAACATAATTATGTTAAAACCGCAAAAGAATATATAGATATTAATTATCCAAATAGACATAAATTAATACTTGGTGATAGTAGAATTACTGTTCCAAAATATTTTAATGATAATAAAGAAGTTAAGTTTGATATTATATTTATTGATGGTGGACATAGTTATGAAATAGCAAAAGCAGATGTGGAAAACTGTATTAACTTAGCAAATAAAGATTCAATTATTATTGTTGATGATATATATACTCCTGACTGGAGATTTAATGATGCTGTTAGAAAAGTTTGGGATGAATATTTATCTCAAAATAAATTAATTGAACTAAATAGAAAAGATTATGAACCAGGAAGAGGAATGGCTTGGGGGAAATATATTTTTGAATAATATTGTAACTAATCACAATTTATATTGTTTTACTTAAATAATATAAATAATTTACCATTTACTTTTTTTAACATTTATTTTTGGTCCTCCGCCTCGTTTTTTAATTGAATTTGGGTCATATTTTTCTTCTTCATCATCATCTGTAATTCCTTTGGATAATTCCCAGAACTCTTTTGAACCTAATTTGAAGTCATTATGACTTTCTGCTTTATACCAAAAAACTTGGTCTTGTAGTTTGTTTGATTTTGAGTTGTTATTTATTACCAAACATTCAAAATTTTCAGTACATTGATCCATCACCTGACAAAATGACTCAAATGTTGGAAACATTCCAGCATAATTTTCATAAATT